TACCACTGCCTTAGATATTTTGCAGCGTGACAATGAACCCAATATTTGGGCTACTGTTGCTAAGCGACCTCTACCGTGTACTCAAAAGAGTATTGAGCACACACAAGATGTTGTTATTACAAAGGTAAAGAAGAATTTACTTTATGCCACTATTTCTAGTGGTGAAGGAGCAAATTATATGGGTAATGTTTTGTTCCTATGTTCCAACATGTTGGTTATTCCAGATCACTATTTCACACAGATTAAGAGTGATTCTCTTAAATTGGTTTTGCGTAAAGAAAATGCAATGTGTGTTGGAGGTTCTTTTACAACCCGTGTTGATAAGTGTTCTTCTTATCTTATTCCAGATACTGATCTCCGTGTTTGTTATTCCTCTACAGGAGGATCATACGGAGATATTCTCGATTACTTTCCTACAGGAAAAATCGTTGATCATTCATTCCAAATGTTCTATCGTCATAAAACTGGTGAGATTGAACATATGTATGGTCGTACTCGCGTCGGGCGAGTTGGTCATAGTCTAGCATCTTTCTTTGGTGGAGAGTATGCTGATCTCAGTCGCACAACTTTTGATGGTATGTGTGGTGCTGTTCTCATTTCTGAGAATAAGCAAACATGCATCACTGGTATTCATCTTGGCGGTAGAGCTGGAGAAAAGCGTGGTTGCTTTGGATCCATCACTAAACAACAATTAGAAGAAGCCATTGAACGTGTAACTGAAGTACCAGGTGTTATTAGAACTGGTAATATGGGAGATTTCAAGCCTCAGGTTATGGGAGCAAAGGTCCTTTTGGATACTGCTCTTCATCCTAAGAGTCCTGTCAATTTTCTTCCCAATGGCTCTCAGTTTGAATATTTTCAATCTTGTGTTGGCGCCACTACTTCTCGAAGTGATGTTCGCCAAACTCCAATTTCTAAATTTGTTGAAGAGGAAACTGGACAAGAAAATATTTGGGGAAAGCCTAAAATGCATCCCGAATGGGAGGCTTATCAGAAGACGTTAGAAAATGCTAGCCATCCTGCTGAGCCTGTTCCACATGATCTTCTCATTAAATCAATTAAGGACTATCGTGCACCACTTTTGGAGCTTGCAAAGCAAGCACCATGGTGTAATGAATCTCCTTTATCTGACCATGAGAATCTATGTGGCCGTGTTGGATGCAAATTCATTGATGCTATTCCGCTAGGGACATCGGTTGGATTTCCAATGACTGGTCCAAAGCGTAAATATGTTGTTGATCTTGAGCCAACACCTGAAAAGCCAAATAACAGAGAGTTAGTCCCTGAACTTGCTGCCTATATTAAAGAATGTGAAGACATTTACAAGCAGGGTTTCAGAAACCACTTTGTTGCTAAAGCCTGTAAGAAGGATGAGGTTTTAGCTGTTTCTAAAAAGAAGTGTCGTATCTTCTATGCTAACAGCTTCCCTTTTACTTTCTTAATTCGCAAGTATTATTTGCCCATCGTTCGTTTTCTCCAAATGAACCCCCTTGTTGCAGAATGTGCTGTAGGTATTAACTGTCATGGTCCAGAATGGGATCAATTTTATGAATTTGTTATGACTTACGGTGAAGACCGCTTGATTGGAGGTGATTATGGAAAATATGATCAAAAACTACCCTCTCAGAAACTCATAGCTTCTTTGTCAATTTTAATTGATATTGCTAGTTATATGAATTATTCCGCTGAAGATCTCTATGTTATGGAGACTATGGTAGGTGATATTGTTTACTCAATGATTGCTTTCAATGGCGATCTGGTTGGTATTCAGAGTGGAACCCACATTAGTGGAAATTCCTTAACTGTCATTCTTAATGGAATCTCTGGTTCCTTGAATCTACGGGATTATTTCTACACTAATAATGATGAATCTATCGCATTTCGTGATGCAGTTAAACTCATGACTTATGGTGATGACAATATTGGCACTGTTTCCAAAGATTGTAATAACTTCCATATTAAGGGAGCTTCCCAATTTCTGGAAAGTACCGGTCAAGTTTACACTATGCCAGATAAAGAAAGTGAACTTCGCGAATTCCTTAATCCTGAAGATTTTGAATTTCTTAAGCGATTTTCTGTTTATCACCCTAAGCTGGATTGCAATGTAGGTGCACTTCTTGATAAATCCATTATTAAGTCACTTCATTGCTATTTGAGGCCCAAGGGTTGCCCCCTTACGCCTGATGAAGCATGTGCTCAAAATATTGATACTTCTCTACGCGAGTGGTTTAATCATGGCGAAAGTGTTTATGAAACACGCCGTGCTCAAATGACTCGTGTGGCTCAGAAGGCCAATATTACACACATGTGCACCTTGCTTGATCAATCTTACGACGATATGGTTGTTGATTGGAGAAGCAAATACGCGCAAGCGTAAAACAGTCACTCTAGAGACGTTAAATCTAGCCCAGTTTTAAATCTGATGGAAAGCAAAATTAATGTGTATTCTGGATACCACACTTAGTGTATCTTTATATGTTTTGTAAACTAGTGTAGGCTTTATACATGGAAGGGTCCGTACTGCGGAAG